TAACTTGTTGCAGATCAACCTTCATAACGTCACCACGCCCTGCACGACCAGTACTTGGCCTTTAGTTTGTCTAACGTACCTTCGTCACAACCATGACGAGCCCTAAACGACTTGCGACGTTTAGGGCTATCTTTTTTAATAGTCATGTTGGCATCGCCAAACCGAACGATCTTTTCTTTGCCTTTATCGCAAGCCTTTACAACAGACTTCTTCCCGCCAGAGATCTGGCGCTTCGGTACGTTGCACTTCATCTTTGACTTGTCGATCTTAGCCATTGGTAGACCTTACGCCAAAAGAAACGTCAGTTCGGTTCCCGCGCCCGTAAGCGCAGAAATGTAAACACCAGAGGTAAACACCATTCCGTTTTCAGGGATGTATATCTCGTTCATGCCCACGGGGAACTTCTGTGTTAAAAGCGTTGCGCCGCCGCTACCGTTGGTAAGAGTGAACGAGCCCGCGGTAGTAGCATATATGTTTACAGCCTGAAGTCGCGATCTGGACGGCCCTATAAGAGCCGCCGCCGCACCTTGCGCATGAGAATATGCATTTATGTCTGATCCAGCCATATTAATCTCCTATAAAAGGTTACGGACGGATTACGGTGTTCAGTGCTTGAGCGTACAGAACGGTCACTCGGATTTCTCCAGCCGAAGTTGCGCCAGTAGTAGTCCAAGTCAGCCGCTCATCCGCAGTTCCTGTGTCCGCCCAAGACAACGCACCGCCTGCTTCAGTGGTTGGGTACTTGCGGCCCACACCTGAAGCGATTGTAATTGAGAAGGCGTTGACGTAGGTAGCGTTTCCGCCAACAGTATCACCAATACTAAATACCGCAGTTGCGCCAGCCATTACAGTCGGGCAGTCAATCACGCAATCGATGATCTGCGAATTAGCGGGAATCACAACGTCCGTTACGTTTGCCGCGGATGCGCCGCCAGCAAGGGCTGTACCTGTCGTGAATGTCTGGGACATAACCACATAGCCGACGTTAGCAACGTCCGTGCCTACAGTTGTGCCAGTTGTGTTCTTGATGTTACCTGCCCGAATCGGGCCTGAGAAAGTTGTGTTAGCCATGTGAGTCTCCTGTCGTGGCAAATGTCAGCCGCATCAGGCGACTGTCAGGGAATAACTCTATTGTTACACGAGGTCTAAACAAAAAGAAAGAGGCGATCCGAAGACCGCCCCTGACTTTAGTACTGGTTCGAGACTTACGCCCCTGGTGAACCGAACACTGTGCGTGGGTCGCTAAAGCCAAAGCTGTAACGCTCACGAGCTTTGAAGCGCATGTTCCCTGTGTCGAAGTCAGCTTCCATGTTAGTGGAAAGCGGAGTCCGCTCAAAGTGAACAAAGCCACGAGGCGCGTCGGTCTTGAGGAAGAACGCATCTGGATCAGTGAGGAAGTCGTTGACGGCATAGCCATCAGGCAACATGCCCATTGAACGGATAGCGTTCGTGTCGTTGTCCGCTGTGCCAACACGAAGGTTGGAAACCATCAAACGCTCTGCAATGAATTGCAGTTGACGTGGGATGACCAACTTCATGCCGCGCAATGCGACCTTCAAGCCACGTTCGTCAACGAAACCAGCGATGTTGATCAGAGCGTCTTCCAAAGAAGTTTCGTTCAAATCAGCAGCCACTGCTGGAGTGTTAGCGAAAGTCCCACCGTTTGTAAGCGGGTGAGTAGTGGCGCAAAGAGCGACACCGTCACCGCCAGCAGTTGCGCCGCCTGCGAACGCATTGTTCAACACAGACGCAGCTTTAACCTGCTTAGAGTGAGCCATTGAGCGAGCGAGGGCGCGTGTGTAACGACTGCCGAGGCGGTCATACAAGTTGTCCTCGATTGCTTCCTCAGTGATTGAGAATGCAAGCGCAACGGTTTCGTGGTTGTAACGAGCAGTGTATGCTTCGTTAGCGTCGTCGAAATTGATTGCAGAACCTTCAGATTTTGTAGGTGCTGCGCCAAATCCGGACAACATGACCTCCTCTTCAAACGCGCGGTCTGAAGATTCGGTGGTGAAGATCTCAGCGTGTTGGTTTTCGTACCGGGAGTACTCCATACCAAACAGGGCGTTGAGGCCTGGTTCTAGCTCTTTAGCCAGTTGTGCGCGTGAAATAGCCATGTGTTAGACCTCCTTAAACGCCAGTGGACGAAGGCGTACCAGCTGCAATACCACCATTGGCGGAATTAAAGCTCGTATTCAAACGTACGATTAATGGGATACCAGCGACTGTGAAGTCAGAATTATCAGGGTCGTCTTGGACGCCAATAACACGCAGCTGAAGAGTGGCAGTGACAGCAGCGGTGTTCAAGTCTGCGGATGCAGAAGAGATACCAGTGGTGTCATTGCCCGCAGTGGCGGTTGCCATCCCGATGTTCTTAAAGACCATCGCACGAATTTCCGCTTCAGTGTTCGCTGCTGCAACAACATTAGATGTCGCAATAGTAAACGTCTGCATTGGATTGTCGTAAACAAAGGCTTTGATCGGGAAGTTTGTATCTACACCAGCAGAAGTTCCCTGCCAAGATGGTGACCAGATAGTCTTGCCGTCAGTTGCGCGAACGTATTCGACACCCCAGAACACACCCAAAAACGCTACGTTACCACCAGCAGCAGCTTGCGCTACAGAGATAGTTCCGCCCGCTATAGGAATGACAGGAGAGCCCTGATACATTTTTGTGTTGTTGTTTGACGCAATACGATACTCGGTAGCACCCGTAGTATTCGCACCTTGCCCAACAACGCCGATAGGCCGTAGCCCAAAGGAACCGTTAGAATTTGCCATAATAGCACCTCATAAGATTAATCGGAGTCTCGTCGTGAGCCTCCAAACGATACGCGACTTTGCCGACTATTAGTAATCGGCATGGAAGGATGTTGCTCCTTCATAAGGTCCTGATCTACAGCAGTCATTTGTTCGCGGGTTCTGCCCCCGTAATATGCAGTTCGTTCTGCTACTGTCTCGAGCGGGATTCGGCACAGCATCAATCCGCCTTGCCCTATGATACCCTCGTACCGACCATCGTCGATAGTTGGAGCCTCATAGTCTGGATATTCATCTTTCCGGACAGGTTCCCATCCTTCACGCAGCTTAGAGTTGACATTCATCTTGTCTTCTTCGCCACGCATTGCGATTCGTATCCAGCGATGCACAAAGCCATCTGGGGCATTTGGTGCGGCTAGGTGACTGGGCGGTGCCCATGGTTTACGGCGCGTTTCAGTTTCGCGTGATTCGCTTGCGCGAGGTTTTCTGTCAGTCATATTCTCAATCCTTCACATATTTTGCATATTCTTCAAGCGGGACGTTTAAACGTTTTGCCATCGCAATTTGTGATGGTGATAACTTCACCGACCTGCGCCCTGATTTTGCTGTACTGCGGGTAGCTGAAGCGCCAGCAGGTGCGACCTGTGCTCCGCCCGATCTTTTCGCCGCTTGGAATTTCTGTGGAAACTCCGTGCGCATGCGTTTGTCAACTTCACTATAGTACTCATCACTCGACGGGTCAAATCCTTCTTCCTCAACCAGTTTGCGATGAATACCAAACGAAGCATAAGTCATAACTTCATCTGAACCAAACCACTCGTTTTTATCAGCCCAGTCTTGGGCTCGGGGGTCTGGTTTAGCGGCCTTCTGCTGCGGGGCAGCGGCAGGCTGTTGTGTTTGTTGTGGAACAGGTTCGGCTTCCTGAACAGACAGACGCTGTTTAGCAACACGAACACGCTCCTGCATAAGAGTCATTTGAGACAACTGCTCTTGCGCAGTAAACATTGCTTCGCTGTCACCAGCGTCATATGCCTCACGGTACTGCTGCTTAACAGCCGCAACTTGACTTTTAATGCGTGATTCTTCCGAGTTGACGTAGCCCTTGTCCAGGTTTTTAACCTGAGTCTTGAGCTTGGTGTTCTCGTCTAGAAGCCGTTGAGCCATGGTAACCGCTTCTTCGCGGTCCCGTTCCTCTTTACGGTATTTCTCCGTCAGCTTCTTAATCCGGCCTTGGACCTTCTGACTATAGCTTTCTAGCTCATCAGGCTCCGCCGCAGATTCCGCTTCAACCCTTTCAGGCTTCGACGGCTTTTCGTCTTCCTCCGTAGAATCGATTTCGACCTCTACGCCTGTGTCCTCGTCGTCAAGGACCTCTTCATTTTCTTGGGACATAATCTTCTCCTAGACGTGCTTGATGTCGTCAGGCTCTAAGAGCGTAGCGATAACCTCGTCATCATTAATGATGCGAACCTCTCCGCCGTCGATCTTAAAACGTGAACCAGAATACCGACCAATACAAACCCATTGGCCCTCTTTGCACCATGGCGCTGCGTCAACACCGAACTTGCCGGGGTCTTTGTAGGCCAAAGGTCCTAACTTCAAAACGTAAGCCACAACAGTAGCTACAGCTTCTCTAGCTCGGATTTCGTCAGGGATATGTAGACCCCCCTGCGTTTTAGTCGTACCTTGGTACGGCATAACCAACAGTCGCCAACCCGTAGGTTGAGGCAGTCGATCCATCAGGGATGTATCTAAAAGTGCGGGATCTAATACTCGATCCGCAGCGTTAACGTACGCGCTATCTACAGGGGACGACTCAGTTGAACTTTCAACTTTTCGGTCCTTGCTAATTTTCTGCGCTACATGATCAGGAAGAAATAAGGTCTTCGACATCTTCAGCGTGGTTCTCCAGCAGGGCTTTAATTTCCTCACGAGCGTAGGTCAGGCCCCGTATCTCACCCACCATGAGCTTATAACTCTCCCAGTCTTTGGCAGCGTCATGTGCGAGAGCACTTGCAATATCTTGTTCGCGCTCTCGTAGTAGCTTATACATGTATGTCGCAAAGTCTACAAGGTCCATTAAAGAATATCCCTTTCTGAACCTTCAGCCATGGCCGTGATAGGCCCGCCCTTTACCCATTCATTACAAACGTAGTCAGCAGAACACATGAATTTGTAGATCTGGCAGTAGCCAAGATCGCCAGACTCATCACCGATGCAGTCCATCATGTCTTCCGTTTGGTTGTATGCACCACAGTTGCCGCAGACTTCAGAGAGCTTGAACCCACCGTCCTCTGTAGCATCGTGGTAGTTCGCCTCGTCCTGCGCATACATCTTGTTAACGTCGTTAACTTCTTCGTCCTGCGTGGCTATCGGGCAGCTAGAGCCGTTGTCATCCCCGTCCATCTTATCGACAGGGATGCCATCAGGCATTATGCTGATCATAATCGTAGGCATTAGTAAGTCTTCCCACGGTTCGGGTTGTCACGGACATCGCCCACACGAACTACGCCGCCGCCCATGTAACCTCTTTTTACCATGCCGCCGCCCATGTACTTGTCGGTAGGACTACCTTCTGTAACACGGCGTAGGGCTTCTGAGTTGCCCCTGCTAACTGCTGCGTCTTCCGCAATGGAGTCGGGCCGTTTTTGGGGACGTGTGGGCTTTTCTCGCATTTTAGGGCGCTTTGAAGTTGAAGGTGCGGACGTTGGGTACTCAGGCTTCGAGACAGAGATTGGAGCAGACCTTGCTCGGTCGGAACCCTCTGAGGCCCTAAACTCTTCGAAGGGGATCGGCGCTCGCTCTAACATCGCAGATTCCCTGGCGGCGTTCCTGTCCTCTTTAGCTTTTTTTCTTGCGATAAAATCTGCAAGTTCTTTGCCTGTTTTTTCGGCCATTGTATTTCTCCTAAACCATAAGTTCAAAGTGGGGGCCATCGATAAACGGACGGCGGTTCTGTGAGCGGCGCTCATCGATATAACTATTCATGGCATCTTCCATGGTGCCACCGTGGAACTGAGCTATGTTTGACACTGTCCATGCTGCGCCCCAACGGATCGGAACGTCAACTTCACGAGCAGCCTCGGCCATAGCGTCAGCAATCTCGTCATACAAATTCAACTCCCAAGACCCCCTTGAACCAATATATGCCATTAAATCAACGGCATAACCGTCAAGGTGCTTGGACTTCATAGTCTGAGACGCGCCCTTCTCAACCAAGGCACGTTGCTCTTCCAGCGTTCTCATGCCGCAGATCACGCCGAAATCAATTTTGCTGCGGTGGATGGCAGAGTTAACAACCGCAATCAGG